GGTCATTAAAAATAATCGCCTTGCAGTAGCTTTTTCTTGAACTCAAAGCTCATTATCTAAATCGACACTTACTCCAGTAACAACGTTATGTTTAGGCCCTCCGAGACTAACAACATTAGCCAAGCGTATATTCACATCAGAAACACATAGCTTGTTTTCAGATTGCCATTTGCTCAACTCAACAGACATAACATCTTCAAGATGCCGTTCCAGTTCTTGCCGTTTAATTTCGATTTCTTCTAAAGTCAGCATACATGACATATCAATTCACCTTGTACCCAATGCTCACATTATACTGAATGAAATCAGCATCTTTACCCGCATAAATAGATTGGCCATTCAAACATTCTAAGTGTTCGATTGTGAAATATTCAAAATGAGCAAGTAATGCATCACTCAATTTTGTGATTTCAATTATTCCTGAATTGGGACGTGCAAAGCATTGAATCATGATATTACCGGTACGGCGAGTACATGGCTTATCTGCAATGCCAGAATTAAAACTGGGACCACCTGCAATCGTTAAGCGGCACCAAACACCATCTTTAGGTACATTAAAGCCTGGAGCATTTGGATACTGTATTCTGTCCTGCGCAATACCAGTAAAGCTTTGCATACGATCAATAATAGCTTGCCTTGTTTGCTCTAAAGTCATTGCCATCTTAACCACCGTACTTTTGAGAAATAAAGTTAAACGTGAGGCCATAAATACCTTGTGGTGCTTGATCAGACCAGCCGTTTTCTAAGCGGGGTGCATAAGCTTTATTGTTCTGGATATAAACCAAATTGCCCAATTTAATCTTTACAGCTTGAATTGCTGCATCTTGAATTGGGTTTGTTTCAGGTTCACGCACGCCGAAATCAGCAGATCCAATCGAAACAATATGTGAAGCACGGTATGCTCCAGTATCAACAGGACTTAAATTAACTAAGGATTGCACGGTATCCATGACAATATTCTTTACATGTGCTTCTGCTGCTTTAGACACATCAAGACTAAAACTAGTCGGCTTTTTCCCCTTCCACCCCATGACTTTTAACCTCGCTTTCCTCATACATCTTAAAGAGATCCTGAGCGATCGCCTGAATTGAATAAGCTTCAAACTCAGAGCTCGGTTCTCGTTCACCCATGAGCTTTTTAATCTTTTGCCAGACATGAACAGCTTCATGTAAAAGCAATCCATACACTTCAATCTGATTTCTTTCTGAAGTATCACCAAGCTGAACAACTGCATATGCACCTTCGGAATAGAAATCAACCTGAGCTGCAGCCCCTTCAATAGACAAGAATTGATCGACCTTATTCATGTCCTCAAATAGCAAATCCATATGCAGTTGATTTCGAACTAATGTGTAATGCACATGCTGAAATGGTGAGATAAGCCACAAAGGAACGTAGTTTGTATTTACCATTCAAACTCCTAAATTGCGCCCATTAAAAAACCCACCGAAGTGGGTTTTAATTTATGCAACTGAGCACTTTTCTAATTTTAAAGACCAGTCTTCTCCAAATCTTCGATTAAGATAGTTAGTAATTTCTTCTTCGTATTTTGGAAATGTTGCCTCAGTTACTACTACAGCATTTCGACCACCTGTAACTCCATATCGGTCAAAGCCATTTTCAGCATCTCTAGAAGTTGTATTATTTGAAAGATAAACTTTTGCCTTACCATCTTTAATTAGACTAGCTTTGCCTCTTACATTTGGGCATTTCTTTTCTGGGATTTCAATGACGATTACATATGCTTGAGTTGCCATAATTTAATTACACCTTCTCAATTATGAAATCAACGCCAGTTGTCATTCCACCACTAAAACTATGGGCAGTTAACTTAGCAGACTCTTCATCATCTATTTGACCAAATTCTACAGCTTTTTCTTTTGAATCTGTTGTAGTAAGCAATCCCTCATTGTCTGGAATTAAATATTTACCAGAATCGGTTAACTTAACGATATACCCCATAATTTCCCCAAGAAAGTATTTTAAAAATAGGTATATAGCTTAAATCAACTAAATTAATCAATACAAGCTTATACCTTCCTCAACTGACATTTCCAAATAGTAGAAGCTGGATCCTGTTGAATATGAATTACCCGGAATGAGCCTAAGGCTGTTAACCACTCATCATCAATCTTTGGCTCTTTGGTAACTTCATTCTGCAGCACTGTAGCCTTTTTATCTGTGGCCAGTACTCCAAGCGTCTGAATCTCATATTGACTGTATGAGCCAAACAGAACGCCACGACCAGAATAGTTTTCTTTAACTTCGACATAAGTTTCAGTTTTAGGATCCCAATCTTTTCTTGAGATCCGGTCACAAGTAAATGAATGAACGGCGTCCGCTAAATCATCATTAAATGCTTCAGCAATATCTGCCTGAATTTCTTCACGTAAGCCCATTTAAATTTTCCTGACAAAAAATACAGCTTTTCGTTTGCTGTAAGGCTTAATCAAATCAAGAATGAATTGTTCGATTGCACTAAGCTTTACTGATCCGTCCTGATATTCCTTTTCGGTCTCAACCGTATCAGCTTTGACCTTCTTACGTTTTAGTGCCTGTTCCTGCCCTTGATATAGATCACCTTTCATAATGCCCTTGATGATTTGATAGGAGGCCGTTTTTAAAGGTTCAGGTACTTGGGTAGCATCTTCATAAGGCTTAACGTTACGTGCTAATAGATATGCTTCGGCCATTTGGAGGTATTGAGCCTTATCACTGGCAGATAAAGCATCAAAGCCTTCAACATGTTCTATCGCTTCTTGTTCAGTGATAAAGCTCATGAATTATTCCTTTGGAATTAATGCTAAAAGTTCATCTTTTTTAGCACCTGCTTCAAATGCAATGCCTTTTTCAGTTAGTACAGCTCGAAGCTCATCTACTTTTAGACCAGCATAGTTAATTGGTTGTGGTTGAGTATCACTTGGTTTTTGGTCATCTTCAGGTGTTTGACCACCTTCACCTGATTCAAGTTCAGCAATACGTGCTTTCATTGCTTCGGTATCATTTTGAAAGGCAATAAATTCGCCCTTTACTGTTGCCAGTTGTTCTTCGAGTTCAGCAATTTTTGTTTCTGTCATTTGTTGTCTTTCCCGTGCACGGTTAAATGATGAAAGTCCCATATGTGGATCTCCAAAAAGATAAGGCGGTGTTACCCGCCTTTTTGTTATTTGATCTTGTGCTTGAATGCCACAATACGGATCTGTTTAGGATCGTAGACACGTTCCCAGTTTGCGGCTGTTGCTAGACCAGCATTATTAGGTGCAATACCTGTATCACCTGCCCACTTAATGCCACGAGGATGCAATACAAAGTGACGGCGGTTAATAAGAATATCTGTACCTGCTAGGCTGTCTCGGTCAGTCTCTACACCAACTGGTGCACCAATATCTTGGAAACCAATCGCACCTTGGCCAAACAAGAAAGAGGTAAATACATCACCATCCACTGGCATACCGTCATCGACAATCACACGGCGATCCATAAAAGTTTTGTAAAGCACCACACCATCAGCATCACGCACAGTTTCAATTAAACCTTGCTTGGCTAGTGCTGCCATTGTGAATGAGTGCATTGAAATCGCTGTTAATTTATCAACAGCATCTCCCAATTTATAAGATGCATCGATAAATGAATGACCATCAATTACGGCTGCTGCTCCAGTACCAGCCGAAATGTCATGGGTATTACCTGCCATGCTTGCAGACCCAAATACACCTTTAAGTGTATTTACGGTAAACCCCTGAAATTCACGAGCCCAGTAATCTGCTACAAGATCAGCAATCGCACCCAATGGGTCATCACCAGATAATGCTTTAGATAAATCATTTGCACCCCAAGCCTTACCACGGGCATGCAAAATAGCAATATCTTTACCAGCCGTGATGTTATTTACCCCAAGAGCTTTACCATCTGAAAGTACTTCGGACTCACCGCTTAAATCATTCCAGAAAGGAATATTTACTGTGGTACCGCCTTCTGTACCAAAAGCGACTTTTTCATCAAGCTCCCCAACAATGCCTGACTGCCATAATGCAGACTTCTCGGCAGTCTTATTTAATACGTACGGAGTAAATAACTCAGGTACGATTACATCAGCAATTTTTGTCTCAGCCATTAGGCTTTACTCCTTAAAGTTTAATACCGTGTTTTGCCGCTAGCTCTTTAGCTAGTTGCGGGTTTTCATTTCGTAATTGCGCCAATTTGGTCATATTTACCGAGCCATCTGCTTTGAGAATGTCTGGCTGACCTTTTGAATTGTTGCTACCAGGTGCGCCCATGCCATTAGGTTTAGGCCAGTAATACGGTTTTTGCTCGCGTAGAGATTCAACCCATTCTTTTGGGGTCATCGGTGTTTGGCCGTCTTTACCAATGACTACTTCCCCGTTTTCATCAACTGCCACAGCTTTGCCGTTTTCATCTAATGCAAACTTTGACTGAGCTAAAAAGGCGATATCAGGGGTCGCTTCTGGCAATGCTTCAAGTTCAATTGCAGCCTGCACAATTTGGCTTTGAATTACTGATTGCTTGAACTTTTGAGCATAAGCTTCGGCTTTATCGGCACGTTCTTTTTCGGCCTTCAGTAACTTTTCATGCTCTTCACGCATCTTCTCGGTGCGCTTCTGAATCACTTCGTTAACCTTGCCTTCTGCGATTAATTTGGCCTCTTCATCCTGGTCAATTTGAGCAAAGACTTTCTTAACAATTTCAGGATCAATTCCTTCAAATTGTTTCTGAAGTTTTTGAAGTTCCAACTTTGCATTCTTAGCAGCATCTCGCTCGCTTTGAAGTGCAGATTTCAAACCTTTTGGATCTTCATAACCTTCTAAGTCGAGGCGAAACTTCCCGTTTTCCTCGACATATAAAGCTCGGTGTTCTTCTTTGATTGCATCAAGTGAATCAACAATAAATGGCAATGACATGTTCAAACCTCTCGTTTGATTGGGTAAAGACTTATCTCAAGGCATTAAAAAAGCGCCCCTAAGGACGCTAAATTTCGATTGAAAACTTAGTAATTTGTTGCAAATAAACGGTAGCCTTCTAGCTCCCAAAGTTTATTTTCAGCTGACTTTTCTGCATTTCCACGAGCCATACGCTCACCAATTTCAGCATCAAAGTTTTCAGCATTCACACATGCACTAAAACCCGTTGCTAGGAAAAACTTTCCATCTAAAAATGCATGGACAAAAGTAGATGTCGTGCCACCGGGGCGTTGCTCAACCGTATATGTAACACGCTCCATCAATGAATCAATTTGCGCTTTAGTTACTCGGGGTGCCACAGACTTTTCAGCTAACTCTTGCTCTGTTACTTCTTTGATCATTTTCTTCTCACAAAAAAAGCACCCGAAGGTGCTAAGGTTAAAAATTAAGTTCTAATTGATGAGTGCAATCGCTTTTAATCTTTCAAAAGTAAAACCATAAATTGCCATGGCTCTTGAAATCTTAATTTGAAGAAATGGCACCAGAATTAATTTTGTGCTCAGAATATATTGAGCATCCGACATATTGATTTGCTTTTCAGACATTTGTAGTACCTTTCGCTACATTTGCTTTGTTTGAGTCGGCCTTGGTTCATCAGTCAGTAAGCGAACACCATGAGCACCATATGCTTCAAAAGTTACAGTAATTGTTGCAGGTCCATTTAAGGCATCAGAATTCATCTGTACTGCTCTTTGTCCAGCTAGTGGTTGTCCAGTTTCTTCATCACAAATAACCAGATAACCTTTCAAAGTAGGGTGACGCTTTAGCACTAAATGT